ATTGTGACCGCTGCTGCGACCAACGCCTTCGCCGTCGGCGACGTCTACAACACGTCGGATGCGCTCCGCCCGCGGGACGCATCGCAGGCCTCCTGGGTCGGCAACAAGAAGATCTTCAGCCTCCCCCGACGGTTCGACACCTCCGGCGGCAGCTCCTTCTGGGCCAACCTCGGCATGGGAGTCCCCAACCAGCTCCTCGGCCAGCCCACCTACGAAGCCTCCTCCATGACCGGAGTTGTTACCACGGGCGCGAACATTCTGCTCGCCGGTAACTTCTCGGAATACTATATTGTGGATCGTGTCGGCATGGCGGTAATGTATGATCCCATTGTGAAGGGGTCGAATGGTCGCCCGACTGGTCAAGGTGGATGGTTCGCTTTTTGGCGAGTTGGGGCCGACGTGGTGGACGCCTCGGCGTTCCGATTGCTGCAGCTCAACACGGTTGCGGCCGCCACGGCACTCGCCTAGCAGGACCGTCTCGGGTTCGCGTTCTGGCGGCCTGAGAAAGTAGTCAAATAGTCGGTGGCCCTGATTCGAGAAGGGCCACCGACTATCCCACCGGAAACGGAGTCATGTATGTCGATGCCCGGTTCGATGGTGCCTGCGACGGGTGAGACCCAGACGTCCGATGGCGGCGATATGGGTGCGCCGATGGATATGGGTGGGGCGTGTGAGCAGGCTGTGTCGGCTGCTGATGCGTGTTGTAGGCAGAATGCGCCGGCCGCCGGCCTGGCGTAGTTGATAGGCACCCTCCGGTAGCGCACCGGTGGGTAGGAACGCCCCGGGTCCCAGGTGCTCGGGGCGTTCCGCATACCTGGGAGAAAAATTTCTGTGAGAGATCCTTCTGAGAAGGTCGTGGTCGGCTACCTGTCGCCCGGCTTGGTGCACTCCGGTTTCGCGGAGTCGATGCTGGACCTGCTGGTGTACGACATGGCGTTCCACAAGCGGATCGTCAACGGCGGCGGCCGGCTGTGCACGCAGGCCGGGGCGAACCTGTCCGGGCCGCGGAACGGGCTGATCCGCAAGTTCCTGGCCTACGGCAAGGCTGACTGGTTGTGGTTGGTGGACTCGGACATGGTGTTCCGGCCGGACACGGTGGAGCGCCTGCTGGAGCACGCTGATCCGGTGACGGCACCGATCGTGGGCGGTCTGTGTTTCGGGTTCGACGACAAGGCCAACGTGCAACCCACGCTGTTTGGCCTGGTGGGGGATGAGGACAGCCCGCAGGTCATCCGCTATCACGAGTGGCCCCCGGACTCCATGTTTGAGGTGGCGGCGACCGGGGCGGCGTGTCTGTTGATTCACAAGTCGGCGTTGGAGCGGATCCGGGATGTGCAGCTGCCCCGCCGCAACGGCCGGCCGGGCTATAACGACGCGTTCCCGTGGTTCCAGGAGACCGAGCACGACGGCAACCCGGTGTCCGAGGACATCACGTTTTGTTGGCGGGCGATCCAGACCGGCTGTCGGGTGTGGGTGAACACCGCCGTGCAGATCGGCCACATCAAGGACCGCGAACTCACCATGGACGTCTACCTCGCCGAGCGCGGGCTACTCAACGACCCCACGTTCGGGGCCGCTTTCAAGGAGCAGGAGAGCATCGGATGAGCAAGGTTCGGGTTAACGGCGAGCACGGCTTCGTCGGTCACGATGGTGTGCCGGTGTTGTTGGCGGGCGGCGACGAGTATGACTCGGAGCATCCGTTGGTGCAGGCCCGTCCGGAGTTGTTTGATGAGGTTCCGGAGCCGGCGAAGCGTGCGGTGTTGGGGCGGCCGCGTAAGGATGCGGATGAGAGCCCGCGCCGATGAACACTCCGGATTACGGCCAGGTCGCCTACGAGGCGTACGTCGTCTCGGTGGGTGGTCGCTCGGTGAAGGGTGATCCGCTCCCTGCCTGGGCTGACCAGTCCAAGCGAATCCAGGGTGCTTGGATCGCGGCGGCGGATGCGGTCCTGCAGGCCAAGCCTCCGGTCAACCCGCTAGGCACGGATGGCTGACGTGATTACGGAGTCGCATGGCGTTCTTCGGGTTGAAGCGCCAGTGTCAAATTACGTTATCGAGCCCCATCGGTTTGCGCTCGGCCTGACCAAGGTCGAGATGGTCGACGACCACCTGGCCCGGTTGATCGTGGACGGGAGGCATTGCAGCCCTGATGCCGACGCGCTGCTCGATGCGCGGGTCGCATTCGCGGTCTCGGATGCCTGATCTGGTTGTGGTCGTCCCGTCTCGGGAACGGCCGGGGCAGGCTCATGCGCTGGCGGCGGCGTTTGAGGCGACGTGCACGGCGGACACGCATGTGGTGTTCGCGGTGGATGACAACGATCCGACGAGGGCTGAGTATCCGGCCTGGACCGGGTTGTACAGGACTCAGGTCTTTCCGTCGCGGAACATGGGCGAGGCGCTGCGCTGCGCCGTCGATGTCGTGATCGCGGGGGATGCGTTCGCGGCGGGGTTTATGGGTGACGACCACATGCCGCGCACGGTCGGCTGGGATCAGGCATACCTCGATGCGCTGCACGAGCTCGGTACCGGGATCGTGTACGGGGATGACTTGCTGCAGGGCCGGGCGCTGCCGACGCAGTGCGCGATGACGTCGGACATCATCCGGGGGTTGGGGTATATGGCGCCGACGTCGTTGGTGCACATGTATTTCGACAACTTTTGGGCGTCGCTCGGTCGCAAGGCTGGATGTATCCGGTATTTGCCGGATGTGGTGGTGGAGCACCGGCATCCGGTGGCGGGTAAGGCGGCGGTGGATGCCGGGTATGAGCGGGTGAACTCGCAGGCGATGCTGTCGCGGGATGAGGCCGCGTTCCTGGCGTATCTGGAGTCGGATTTCGACGCGGATGTGGCGAAGGTTCGGGCATTGCGGGGTGCCCATGTCTGACCGGGTCCGGCTGCGTCCCGCCTACTCGCCCGACGAGCTCGCCAGGATTTACGCGACCCCGCACGATCACACCCAGTGGCAGGACCATCTGGCGCGGGTGGTGATGACCGCCCAGTTCGTGCGTTCGGCGGCGGGGGCGATTCGCGGGGATGCTGCGGACTTGTCGTGTGGTGACGGCGCGATCCTGAAGTCTGTTGATGTTGAGGGTGTCCGCCTGTTCGGCGACTACGCCCCCGGCCACGAGTTCACGGGCCCGATCGAGGAGACGATCGACCAGATCCCCGGCGTGGACCTGTTTGTGTGCACGGAGACGTTGGAGCATCTCGACGACCCCGATCTGGTGTTGAAGCAGATCCGGGGCAAGGCCCGGTTCCTGGCGTTGTCGACCCCGATCGGGGCGTGGGGCGACACCAACCCCGAGCACTACCACGCGTGGTCGCGGGCGGGTGTGGAAGACATTTTGAACGCGACCGGATTCAGCCCGCACGCGTTCATGGAGTTGGACTACCGCCCGGCGGGTGGGGCTTACAGCTACGGGTGCTGGGTGGCCCGGTGAAGGCGCTGGTCACGGGGAGCGAAGGCTTCGTCGGCCGGCACATGGTCACGGAGCTGTACCGGCGCGGGTACCGGGTTGAGCAGTGCGACCTGAAAACCGGTGACGACCTTGTCGACGTGTGCAGGTCGTCGCTGAAGACGGTGTACGACCTGGTGGTTCATTGCGCGTTCCACGTCGGGGGTCGGGCAGCGATCGACGGCGAGCCCAGACTGTTGGCGCGTAACCTGCAGTTGGACTCGGCCCTGTTCGACTGGGCAACAACCACTGGGCAGGGCCGGGTCCTTTACTTTTCGTCGTCGGCGGCGTACCCGGTGCATCTGCAGGTGTCGCCGCTGCTTGGTGAGGATCTTGTCGAGACCGACATCGATCTGGACGACGTTGAGCAGCCTGATGCCCGGTATGGGTGGGCGAAGCTGTGCGGCGAGCAGTTGGCGCGGGCGGCTCGTGAGTCTGGGCTTCCGGTGACGGTGGTCAGGCCATTCAGCGGGTACGGCGAGGACCAGAGCAGTGATTATCCGTTTCCGTCGATCGTGGAGCGTGCCCGCGCCCGCATGGATCCGTTCCCGGTTTGGGGTCCGGGGACGCAGGTCCGGGACTGGGTCCACACCGACGACGTGGTTGAGGGTGCGCTCGCGGTGGCCGAGTCCGGCACCGACGAGCCGGTCAATCTGTGCACCGGGGTGGGTACGTCGATGTTGGAGCTCGCGCAGCTGTGTTGCGAGCAGGTCGGTTACACGCCGGTGTTTGAGCCGCGGCCGGATAAGCCGACTGGTGTCGGCTACAGGGTGGGGGATCCGGGCCGGTTTCACCGGTGGACGGGTCTGACCCCCCGGGTGACGCTCGAAGAGGGCGTGCGGCGGGCGTTGGCGGCGGCGCCGTCTCCGCAGCCTGTGTGATCCAGTACTTCTCCCGAGGGGAATCCCATGTCTGAAAACACCCCGACGAGGACCTCTGTGGCGGCGTCCGCCACGGTGGTCAATCTGTTTGCGGCGGTCGGGGTGGGTGCGACCAGCGGCGGCAACGCGGTCAACCGGATCGTGTTCAACGACTCCACAGCCACCCTGTACCTGGGGTATGGGGCTGCGACGACCACGACCGACTTCAGTTACAAGATCGACCCGGCTGGTACCTGGGAAGCTCCTGCCCCGGTGTTTGACGGGTTGATCACCGGGATTTGGTCGTCGGCGACGGGTTCGGCCCGCTGCACCGAGGTCACCGTCTAACGCACGACGCCCCCGAGTAGAGAGCCTGAGGCTCTAACCCGGGGGCGAAGGCGGACAGGATTCCCCGGCGTCCCGGGCCCTCCCGTGTCTTCACGTTAGCACCGTTCACGCCCCTTCTAGTCCGTGATGAGAGGGGCGTGATCGGTGTGCCCTGGCCACCCCAGTTGGAGGACCTGAAGGCCGAGTTGCGGATCGATGCGGCCGATACCGCTGACGACGCCAACCTGCAGGTCGCGCTCGACGCCGCGGTGGAGTACGCCGAGGAGAAGCGGGCGGGGGATTTCAACTTCTCCGGCGCCACCACCGGCGACGAAGCGTTGCTCCCGCCGCCGTCCCGGAAGATTCATATGGGGACGCTCAGGTTGGCGGTGCGGGAGCACACGTTGCGCCGCTCCCCCGACGGGATGATCGACAACGGGGAGTTTGGTCGGGTCGCGGTCCCGCGCGGCATGGCCGACATCGAACTCCTGCTCGGTATCGGCGCCTACCGGAAACCGATCGTGCTGTGAGCGCCGCCGCCGCGTTCAACTCGCTGGTAGAGACCTTGCGCACCACGAAGATCCGGGTGGAAGCGGACATCGGCCAGACGATTGTCAGCCCCCCCGCTCTGGTGGTTGCACCGCCGGAGCTGACCTACGACGTGTACAGCCCGGAACCGTCCGAGGCCCAGTTTGAGGTCGCTTTGGTGGCCGCTCAGGACGAGCGGGCAGTGGAGCGGTTGTTCGCGCTGCTCCCCGCTGTGCAGCAGGCCGTACACGACTCCGACGACGCCGCCCTGACGGCGGCGAAGCCGGGCCATTGGGGGTCGTCCCCCTCGCTCCCCTGTTACCTACTCACGATCGAGGTCGCGATCTAGATGGCCGCTCCCAAGGCACGCAAGCTCAAGACGATCACGTTCACGCTCGGCGGCACGAGTTTCGAGTCGCAGCTGAAGTCGTGGACGCTCACCAACAACACCAAGGTCGGTGACACCACGTTCACCTTCGGTGGCAACCCCGACGACCCGACTCTGCCGGGCGCGATCGTGGAGGACACCGACCCGGACTGGTCGCTGGACCTCACGTTCCTCGCCGATTGGGCCAGTGGCGGGATTTCGGACTACCTGACGGTGCATGACACCGAAACCGCGGCGTTCGTGCTGGACCACCTGCCGAATCAGGTGGGGGAGCACGTGCGCTGGGTGGGCTCGGTGAAGCTTGCGGCCCCGAACGTCGGTGGCGACGCGAACGCCACCGAGGAAACCCAGGTCACTCTCAAGATCGTCGGGTCCCCCGTCTATTCCAGGATTGGTTAAAGGAGTTTCTGAATCATGGCTGTCACCGCAAATCTCACGGTGTCCGCGTCGGGGTCCCAGACGGGCTCGACGATTGTCGGCGGCGCACCGACCTACCCGTTTTCTACGTCGGCGTCCGCCGCCTACAGCTCCGGGACCGGGGCGGGTCAGGTGGATCGGGTTTACACCGCCACCCGGACGCTGTCCGCGTCCGCCACGGAGGATCTGGATCTCGCCGGGTCGTTGACCGACGCGCTCGGGAACACGGCGATTGCGTTCGCCCGGATCAAGTCGATTCTCGTGTCCGCCGCCGCCGCGAACACGAACAACGTGCAGGTCACCAGGCCCGCTTCCAACGGTGTGCCGTGGCTGATGGCGGCGGGTGACGGGATCGCGTTGCGCCCCGGTGCCGCGGTGGCGTGGCTGTCGGGTGCGGCGGATGCGTCCGGTGTGGTGGTTACCGCCGGCACCGGCGACTTGATCACGGTGACCAACTCGGCGGGCACGACCAGCGTCACCTACACGATCGTCATCACCGGCTGCTCGGCGTAAGGGTCTGATGTTCAAGTTTTCTTGCCATCCCGACGGTGGCCCGTCGTTCACGGTGATCGCCCGATCCAGAGCGATCTCGGCGTGGGAGAACGCCCCCGGCCAGCCCAAGGGTGAGCGTCGCAGCCTCGGCGACTTCACCAAAAACCTGTCCATGGTCGACACCGTCGATCTGGCCTGGTACGCCGCGTCGAAGGCCGGGAAAACCGACCTGGACATCATCGAGTGGCGTAAGCAGGTCGACGTCGACCTCGAGGAGTACGACGACGCTGTAGACGGGCCGGGGCCTACCGAAGTGGCTCCCTGAGCCACACCCTCGTCGCTCTGATGCTCCGCACGTCGATCCCAATGGATGTGTGGATGCGGCAGCCGGAGGGCTGTATCGAGACGGCGATCCGGATGGTCAACGAGCAGGACGTGATTGACCGCGAAGACCAGACCGGGCAGGGCGACGACCGCTTCAGCGGGCCGGGTCCTCAGATGAGTGGCTGACGAGGGGGCGGGCTGTGGCGACGGACTTCGACATCACGGTCAAGGGCGTCCCCGCGGTTGAGCGCGCCCTGGTCAACCTCGACGAGGACGCCGAGAAGGCGATGGTGAAGGAGAAGCGCCGCCTGGCGAAGAACCTTGCCGCGAAGCTGCGGCGGGCGGTGATGCGGGAGGCGTACAAGCGGCAGGGCAAGCTGGTGCGCCCGACAATCCACCAAAGCGGGGACCGGGTCATCGCCGGACCGCACGCCATCCTGAACGCGAGCGAGTACGGCGCTCGCGGCCGGTACGGCTGGTACGCCGCCGAGCGGTACCGGCATTCGACGGGCCGTCAGTTCCGGCCGCCGAACCGGTCGGGCTACTGGTGGAACCCCACCATCCAGCGCAGCAAACCGGACGCTGACGCCGCCGTCCAACGCGCGCTAGATGCGGCCGTCCGCCAGTGGGGTGCCTGACATGGCGTCGGTGCGTTCCACCATTGAGCTGCTCATCACCGGGTCGACCCGTGGGTTGGGTGCGGCGGCGGCTGAGGCGCGGGCGATGGCCGACCGGGTCGCCGCCGCCGAAGACCGGGTGTCCGCCGCCCGGGTTCGCTCTGCTGCGGCGGAAGAGCGGGTCCGGGTTGTTGAGGAGCGGCTGTCCGCGGCCCGGGCCCAGCAGGAAGCCGCCCTGTCCCGGGTGGGGGTTGCGGAGACCAACCTGGCCCGGGCTCGTGAAGCATCTTTGGGCTCGACGACCCGGTTGTCGCAGGCGCAGGCTGATTTGGACGCGGTCCGTTCCCGGTCGGGGGCGACTACCGATGAGATCGCCGCGGCGGAGGAACGGGTCACCCGCGTCCGGCAAGAGGCGGACACGGCAGCGGCCCGCCTGCAGGCCTCCGAAGCCCGCCTGGCGTCTGCTCGTGCCAATGCGGACCAGTCGTCGGCGCGGGTGGCTGCGGCGGAGGCGGCGATCAACCGGGCCCGGTCGGACGCGATCCGGGCCAGTGAGGATCTGGCCCGCCGCGAGAACGAGCTCAACCGGATCCGCCGCACCGGCAACAACGACATCGACCGACAACGCTCCGGTCTGTTGGGTGTGTTCGACGCGGTCGGCCGCCTGGCGGATGCGTTCACCGGCGCCGACGGCGCCTCCACGAGTTTCTTGTCGAAGATGGCCGCGCTGAACTCGGTGGTGTCCAGCATCGGCGGCCCGATCGTGCAGGCCGTGGTCGGTGTCCTCGAGCTGGTGGCGGTGATGTCCGCTCTCGGTGAGATCGTCGGGATTGTCGGCGGCCTGATCGGGCAGGTGTTGGGCGGCGTCGTTCCGGTGCTGCTCACGTTGGGCGCGGCGGCGGGCACGGTCATGCTGGGCCTGGACGGTATCCAGAAGGCTGCGGAGGCGGCCGCGCCGGCGTTTGAGCGGCTGAAAGCAGCCGTGTCCGGCGTTTTCGTGCAGCAGCTGACCCCGGCGTTCAAGGAGCTTGCCGGGGTTCTGCCGCAGTTGACGAACGGGTTCAAGGGGATCGCTCTCGCCATCTCCGGCCTGATCAAAAACGTGATCGACTTCATCGCGTCAGCCCAAGGCATCCAGGCCCTCAACGCCATCCTGTCCGGCACCGAAGGGTTCGTCCGCGGCCTGTCCGCGGGCGTGAAGGAACTCGTCCAAGGGTTCATCCTGGCCGGGTCGGCGGCGGCGCCGGCGATGGGCCAACTCGGCGACGCGATCGGTTCGGTGTTGGGCCGGATCGGCGAGGTCCTGACCCGGTTGTCCCTCGACGGTGTGTTGCAGAAGGCTGTTCAGGGGTTGGCGGCGACGATCAAGGGGTTGGGTGACGTCGTCGCCCCCGTGATCGAAATCTTTATTCGGATGGGCGCCGCCATCGGCAGCACGGTGGGGCAGTCCCTGTCCGAACTCGGGAAGATCATCGAGACGACGACCCCATTCTGGGAAAACCTGGCCAGGGTCGCCGGGGAACTCCTGCTGTCCGCGTTCCAGCAACTCGGCCCGCCCATCGAGCGGCTGCTGCAATCGTTGCTGCCCGGCGCCACCAACGGGATGGACGCCTTCGCGAGGATCATCGAAACCCAGGTATTTCCCGCCATCGGCCATTTTATCGACTGGCTGCGCACCGACGGCATCCCCGGGATTGTGGCGTTCTTCCTGGCCGCGACCGTCAACGCCCTGACCTTCGCCTCCACCTTCACAGGCGTGATCGCCAGCATCCTCGGCGTGCTGTCGGGGTTCTTCGGCGCCATGGCGCAGGCCTTGGCACCGTTCGATGCGGCAGCCGAGCAGGCGTTCCAGCAGGCCGCCGCCGCAACCGGAGCGTTCAAGGATCAGCTCGTCGGGCTCAAGGCTGGCATCGACGGGCTGAAGGACAAGGCCGTCAAGGTACAGATGCAGGTGGCGGGTGGCGACGCCGTCAGAGGCCTGCAACTGCAGGTGGATGGCATCCACGACAAGTTCGTCAACATTTTCGCCGGGGTCACCGGCACCCCGAACCTTGTCGACATGAAAAACCAGATCGCGTTCATCAACAGCAAAAAGGTTGATGTAGGGGCCGCGGTCACCGGCACGCCGCAGGTTGGGGAGTTGGCCACCGGGATCGCCGGGGTCAACCCCAAAGTGGTCACCGTGACCGCCAACGTGCCGCAAGGCCCGAACCTCGGCGCGCAAGGCAACCAGGTACTCACCGGTGCCATCGCCGGGGTCAACAGCAAAACTGTCACGACCACCGGCAACGTGCCGGAAGGCGCCACCCTGGGCAAGGCGGGCAACCAGCTACTCAAGGCGGCCATCGACGCCGTCATCCCCAAATCCGTGACGACCACTGGGAACGTGCCGGGCGGGCCCACGCTCGGCACACAGGGAAACCAGGCGCTCACCGGAGCTATCAACAACGTCAACAGCAAGACCGTGGCGGTCAACGCCAACGTCAGCGGAACGGGCGAGGTTAATTCGTTGGCTTCGGCCATCAACGCCCTTCACGACAAGGTCGTGAACGTCGTGACGCATGTGCAGCAGGTCTTCGGGTTCCGTAAGGGCGGCTCGGTTCCCCCGAACTCGACGATCCTGGTTGGTGAGGACGGGCCGGAGCTGCTCCAGATCGGCAGCCGGGGCGGGTTCGTCACCAACGCCCCACGCACCCGCGCGCTTCTCAACTCGGGCCCTAACAGTGCACCGTCTGTCAGGCCGGGAACAGCCTCCCCGGACAACACAGAAACCGGTGGCGGCGGCCCGATCACCGTCAACGTCATGCTCTCGCAGGAGCAGATCGCCGGGATCGCCCAAGCCGAGATAATCCGGCAGAACCGCGCCACGAAACGCACCGTCCTCGCCGGTACCGGCGTCACCTTCTAGCTCCCCAGGAGTGACATTGTCTGCCGACATCTGGCTGCCCCCTGCCCAAAACCGGGACCTGATCAGCTGGCACGGACACGCCAAGGTCGAAAAGTTCGACGGCGACGACGACGTCACCCCCATCTGGCACGGACCGGACGGGGACCTGCGGCTGAACCCGGTATGGCGGCGTCGCGCCACCCCGTATGAGGTGGTCGAGGCCGAAAACCTGATGCTCACCGCCGGGGCCACCCTGACCCTCAACCGGCTGGCCGGGATCACCTCTACCGCGATCGATGCCACCAACGGGCGGATCGCCGTCGGGGACGGCGTGACGGCGGTGACGGCCGGGCAAACCGATCTGCAGGGCACCAACAAGTATCGGCAGGTGTTCGACTCGGTTCCGTCTGTTTCCGGGAACCAGTTGCAGGCGGTGGCGACGGTGGCGGCCGGGAGTGCCACGTTCACCTGGAATGAGGCGGGTTTGGCGAATAGCGCATCCGGGGCCACGTTGGTGAATCGCTTTTTGCAATCGTTCGGCGCAAAAGGCGCCGGGGTTCAGTGGATTATCACCATAACACTCACACTTAGTTAGTGCAGACTTTGTGCTAAATAGTGATCAACCTCTGACCAGCGAAGACAGGAGCTGATCAGTGGGGCTGCGTCGCAACGGTGTCGTTAACCCGGCCTTAAAGAACAACATCACCGGTACTGGGACGAGCACCGACTGGACGTCGTCCCCCGCCGGCTACACCCGCCAGACCGGCGTGACCGGGATGTCCCGCACCACCGGGTTCGGCGGGTCCGGGGCGATCGACTTTGTCACCACGCCGCGGTTCGCGGCGGTGGCCGGGCAGCAGTACATGGCGTCGGTCCAGGTGAAGACCGGCGCTTCGAACTCGTTCAAAATGCTGATCAACTGGTATTCGTCGATGACGGGTGCGTTCGTCAGCAACTCGGGCACGAGTGTGCCGTTCACCGTGAACGGCACCAGCCGGGTCGAGATCGGCCCGTTCACCGCTCCTGTGGGTGCCGGGGCCGGGTATCTGCGCATCATCGAACTCGACGCGACCACGGTCACGCTGACCGCGTTGATGGTCGAGCAGACCACCGCGGCCGGCAACACCTACTTCGACGGCGACACCGGCGGCGCGTCCTGGGAGGGCACGGCCGGGAACAGCCCCTCGGTGTTGCTCACCGCCGCGGACACGGTCACCGCGACGGATGCCGGGTCGAAAACGGTCACCCCGTCCGGACCGACCGGTGGCGACACCGCATCGTTCACCGCGTCGGCGTCGGTTGTCGCCTCCGGTGTCGCCGATGAGTTCGCCACCGTCACCGACTCCGGTCTGATCGTCGCTCTCACCTACGACGGCCGGCGGGGCCGGGTCCGGGTGAACGCGGTTGGTCTGCCTGTGACGGCGTTGCGGGCGGTGGTTGATTCGCGGCCGGTGAACGGCACCCGGTGGACCACGGTGCGCGGCGGGAAGGTCGCCGTGTCCGGGGGCGTGTTCGCCCGGAATGTCGATGACTACGAGTTCACGTCCGGGGTAGCGAACACCTATCGGATCCGGGCGTTTTCCACCCCGGAGCGGGTGCCCGATGTGGTGGTGGCGCAGGCGACGGTCACCCTGGCCGCAGTGCTGGACGAGGTGTGGCTGAAGTTCATCGCCGCCCCCGTGTTCAACCGCCGCGTGCAGTTGATCGACTGGTCGGACATCACCCGCCCGTCCCGGTCCACGTTCTACGACGTGCAGGGCCGATCGGACCCCATCGGCGTGTTGGATGTGGCCGGCTCCCGACGGGTGACCGTCGAGTTGCGGACGTCGACGAAGGCCCAAGCCGACGACCTCGACTATGCGCTCGCGCAGGGGATGCCGCTGTTTCTGCATGTCCCCGAAACCGTCGCGCTCCCCAGTCTCTATGCGGCCGCGGGGGACGTCTCTTCTACCCGTCCGTCGAAGCTCACCCAGGTCCGGTATTGGTCGATCCCGCTCACGGAGGTCGCCCCTCCGCCGGCGACGGTGGTCGGCGCCGCCTCCACCTGGCAAACCATCATCGACGCGTACGGCTCGTGGGCTGACGTTTTGGATGCGTTCCCCACCTGGCAGGAGGCGTCGGGCTGATGTTCCCCGTCTCCCAACGCTTCCTGGACACCATCACCGGCACCCATCACGCCGTGTCGCGGGCGCTGCTGTTGACCGAAACCCAATTCGGGCCTACCCCCGACGGTGTCGAGCTCCCGATCCTGTCCGGGGACGTCAAGTTCGCCGCCACCGCCGACAACAACTCCACGTTGGAGTTGACGGTGCCCGGGGACTATTGGGAGAAGGTTCAGCCCTACGGCGGCGAGGTCTGGGCTGCCCGCGGTGTGGCGTTCGGGGACGGCACCCAAGAGTTGGTGCCGCTCGGCTACTTCCGCATCGACGAAGTCGAAATCGACGACGCCCCCTACGGCCCGGTCCGGCTGTCCTGCTCCGACCGCGTCTCCCAGCTGAAGCAGAACCGGGTTTTGTACCCGTTCCAGGTCCCCGAGGGGTATTCGCACCGGCAGCTGTTTGAGCGGCTGGTCAACGGCCGGCTGTCCACCGGCGGCGGCACCGCCCCGGACAAGACCCAGGCTGCGGAGCTCATCCACGACCGTTTCCTGCTCGGCCAGGAGATCGGCACCGACTGGACGTGGACCGGGGCGCCGGACCTCGTCACCACCTACCACACCGAACTGGTGACGGCGTGGGGCGGGAACAGCCTGATGCCCGCGCAGACCGAGGCCGCGCTGCTCATCGACAACCGCATCCTGGCCCACGCCTCTATTGAAACCGACTGGACGTGGGCCGGGATGCCCCCGATCGTCGGCACCTACCACGCTGCCCTGGTCGCCTTGTACATCGCCGCCGGTTCCCCGGAGCCGACAGCCTGGCTGCAGACCTACATCACCGCCAACGGCGGCACGATGCCCACCCAGACCCGGGCGGCGACAGTCATCCGGGCCCGTCTGGAGTCCGGGCTGCCCATCAACCCGGACTGGACGTGGGAAGACCCGCCGTCGATCGTCACCACCTACGCTCCGACGATCGTCGGCCTGTATCCGGGCGCCTGGGACGACCGGCCGACGGCGATCGCCTGGATCATCAACTACATCGCCAACAACGGTGGCGGTGGGCCACCGGACCCGGTGACGTGGCTGGAAAACTATGTCGCCGCGAACGGCGGCTACGCCACGATCAACTCGCTCGGCTACGCCGCCCTGATCCAAGGGCCGGCCATCCCGATCGTGTGGAACGGGTATGACCCGGACCGGGCGTTCATCACCGGCGGCCCGGTCGTGGAAAACTCCACCTACGACTTCATGTCGAAGTTGGCGGACAGCCGCGGGTGTGTGTTGCGGTTCGACGAGTTCGGCCAGCTGAACATTGATGTGCGGGACCCGGACCCGGGTTCGGCGCCGGTCTATTCGATCGCGCCGGGACAAACCGGAAACCTGATCAAAGCCAGCCGGAAGACCACCCGCGACGGCTACTACAACATCGTTGTCGCCTACGGCTCCGATCCGGCCGCCCCGACCGGCTACCGGTTGGCGTACAACAACGACCCGAACAGCCCGCTGCGGTGGGACTCCCAGTACGGCGCCGCCGCCCGCTACTACGCCTCCCCGCTGCTGCGTACCCCGCAGCAGGCCGCGGACGCCGCCGCGGCGGTGCTGTCCCACTACACCGGTTTGCCCACCACCTTGGGCTTGTGGACGGTGCCGAACCCGGCGCTCCGACCGTTGGACGCGATCCAGGCGAAGATCACCGGTCTGGCTGAGACCCACATCGTCGACACCGTCACCATCCCGCTCGCGATCGCCGGCGCCGGACCGGTGGAGATCGCCACCCGCACCCTGAACGAGGTGTTGATCCCGGAGACGGTCGACGGCACCAGCAGCGGCGGCTCCGACACCGGCACCGACCAGCCCACCCCGGCGCAGATCGCGCAGGAGAAAGCGTTCGAGCTCACCTCCACGGCAGAAAACAGCACTGTGCAGTGGTGGAACCAGTTCTCCTACCTCGAAGACATCGGCGACGGCCGCGGCTACACCTGCGGCATCGCCGGGTTCACCTCCGCCACCGGCGACCTGCTCGAGGTCGTACAAAGCTACGCCTCCACCAAACCGGGCAACGTCCTGGCGCCGTTCATCCCCGGCCTGACCACCTGCGCCAACGCAGGCATGGGCGGCACCGCGTCCACCCTGGCCAACACGAACCTGGGCACCCCGTTCAAAACCGCGTGGGCCACCGCTGCCGCGGACACCGTGTTCCAGACGGTGCAGATCAACTACCGCAACCAGGTGTACTGGACGCCGGCGTTCAACATCGCAGTCGGCGACGCACTGTCCAACCTCGGTTTGGCCATCTACTACGACACCTCGATCAACCACGGCATGGGGTCGCCGGACGAGAACGACGGCAGCTTCGACGACATCTACGCGGCCGCCGACGTGAACGCGAACCAGGCCGCCCGCCTCATCCTGATCCGCATCCGCTCGGGGCAGACCATCCTTGAGGACTGGACGTGGCCGGGCGCACCAGCGGTGGTGGGCACCTACAACGACACCCTGCAAACGGCATGGACCGGGGCCGGGTCCCCGGACGCGGCGACCTGGCTGGAGCAGTACTGGCTGACCGCGTTCCTCGCCGCCCGCGGCGCGGTGCTCACCGCGTGGGGTGACAACCCGTCCGACGGCCGCATCCACATGTTCACCGTGCTGATGGCCACCGGGAACATGACCCTGACCACCCCTTTTACGTGGTCGGTGTACGGCGACACCTACACCATGTCGACCGACCAGTTCCCCTACGGCTGGGTCGGCGGCAACTCGGGTGGTGGGTCGGTCACCTTCCCCAACCCCGGGGTGGCGCACAACATCGGCTCCGCCCCGGGCCAGAACTCGTTCAACCTGGGGGTGGGGTTCGACGGCGACCCGACGTTCGGCACCACCCACCACGACTTCTCCCGCGACGAGATCGCCGCCGGGCTGATTGTGCCCGGCTACTACGAGCTCAACCCGGCCGGTGAAGTTGTGATGACCGCCCACCCCGGCGGCGGCAAGACCAGCAGCAAAACCTCATATTCGCGGGTGGAGTACCGCGAACTCGAGCGGGACGGCACCACCAAGATGGCGTTCAACCCGTCCGTGGGACGCCACTACATCAAGGGCCGGTCCGAGGTCAACGCCCTGTCGGCGAAGAAGCCGCAGGTTGTGCTGGCGCAGATGCACAACAGCAGCGACGACACCGCCATGGTGTACATCAACAACCAGACGCAGGTGTTGGCGAAGGTCAACGGCACCAGCATCGGCACGTTGGGCACGCACACGGTTGGCGGCGCCCTCCACGACTGGATGATCGAACTCGTCGATGGGACGATCAACTTTTATTGGGACGACCTGACCACCGTCAAACTGTCCTCGACCGCGTTCAAAAACGTCACCGCAGGCCAGTACTTCAAATCCGGCAGCTACATGCAGTGGAACCTGTCCAATGGGGACGCCACGCTGTGCCCGGTCCGGCTCGTCGGCCTCGAGCACTGGCACAGCGTCACCCCCAAGTCGCCAACGCCGTGGCCGCAGCCCGCCCGCCCCGCCAGCACCACCGGCGGCACCACCGGCGGCACCGGCGGCGGAACCGGAACCGGCAGCGGCGGCTTCGCCGCGCGCCTGTTCGTGGCCACCACCGGCAGTGACGGCAACAGTGGCCTGTCCAAGACCCTGGCCAAGGCCACCATCGCCGGGGCGTTGGCCGCGGCGAACCCGGGTGACACCATCAGCGTCGGCGCGGGCACCTACACCGGCAACATCACCATCGGCGCCGGCGGCACCTCAGGCGGCGGCTACATCACCATCCGGTCGGAAACGCCGCGGGCGGCGATCATCTCCGGTACCGGATCCGGTAGCCAGTCCGCTGTGCAGATCAACGCCGGCTACATCCGGCTACAGGATCTGACCATCACCGGCACCTCCAGTTCCGGGGTGCGGTACGGCGTCGACGTCGAAGCCAGCAACGTCGAAGTCAAAAACTGTCACATCTACCAAATCTGCCAGTTCCGCACCGAAGGAACCTCGTTCCAAGGCGGCGCCGGGATCAACTTCGACCAGCCGTCCTACAGCAACATCTCCATCGACGGCAACGAAATCCACGACATCGGCCCCGGTGTCGGCGTCGAACAACTCGTGCACGGCATCTACTGCGGTGTCGCCGGAACCAACTTCCGCATCACCAACAACCTCATCTACGACTGCGAAGACTTCGGCGTCCACGAATACCCCACCAGCAGCGCATCCGGCATCGAGGTCGTCAACAACACCATCTCCGGGTGCGGCCGCGGCATCCTCCAAGGCAAAAACGGTGTCGTCCGCAACAACATCGTCTACAACTGCCAATCCTCCAACTACGACATCCGCGAAACCGGGAACACCGTCTCCAACAACTTCTCCGGAGGCGGCGGCAACACCACCGGCATCACCGGCGTCGCCGCCGGGGTGGACGTCAAGTTCAACAACATCACCGGACTCGACTTCCGCCTCCAACCCACCTCACCAGCGCTCAACGCAGGCACCGCCACCAGCGCCCCGCCCCGGGACATCGTCGGCACCCTCCGCCCACAAGGCTCCGGCATCGACGCAGGCTGCTACGAAATGCCCATCGGATCCACCACCACCGGCGGCACCACCACCGGCGGCGGATCGACCGGGACCGGATCCACCGGTGGCGCCTCCAACGCCGACGATGGTGTTGAGGCCGCGAAGCTGCTCGGCTGGGGCGCTGTCATCGACGGCGACGAATTTAGCTATTCGGGTGCGCCAAATTCGCGCTGGGAAATGTACGACGGTCCTGGACATGACGGAAACGGGATTCGCACACCGTCTGCGTACAGTGTCGCCAACGGGATTTTGACCTGCACCGGCACCGCTGGTGGCGCCACCGGCGGCATGGCGTTCGGTGGACGCTCATCAAAGTTTTGGCGTGTGGAGTGGCGGGTCCGGACCTACTCGATCAATCCCAAGGGCTCTGGGCATCGCTACCACGCCGTGCTAATTCTGTGGCCGGATTCGGATCAATGGCCGCAGGGCGGTGAGGACGATTTCTACGAGGTAGATTGCGAGGACGGCGCATTTACTGCGTACATCCACGTACCCGGAAACGACGGATCGAACCAGTATGCCTACGAAAAGATTCGGTCGCTGGACCTGGAAAACTGGCACAACATTGCGTTCGAGCGGGCTAAGACCGGTGTGACCTGCTGGATCGATGGCCAGCAGGCGTTCAAGATTACCGATTCAAAGGTCCAAGTGCCCGGCCCACTTCATATCACCACACAGCTTGACAATTTCTTCGGAAGTGGTATGGAACCGGCCAAAATGGAACATCAATGGGTGAGGATCTACAATCCGCCTGCGTAGTCCCGCATGATGTGGGCGTAGCGTCGATGGGCTTCCTCCTGCCAGGTCTCGCCTCGACACCGTTGGAAGCCGTCACGTCCGCGGTTGTAACGGGTCCGTTCGCGCCCTTGTTGTCGCAGCCGCTCGTCGTGCAGAGCGTTGGCTAGCGACAATTTGCAGGCCAAGCAATTGCGCCCGGCGCTGGACGCGACGAGGTTGGGTGCGACGAGCAGGTGGCCGAGCTCGTCGCGCTTTTTTCGGGCCTGGACGTGGTTACCGTTCTCCACGTTGTCGTCGGAGTTCTCTGAGTACGTGCCCCAGCGTAGGTTCTCGATGTGGTTGTGGGCGGGGTCATCGTCCTCGTGCAGGCCGTTCGGCTTGTCGGGCGGCGGTTCCCCCTTGAAGGCTCTTAGGACGAGCCGGTGGACCTTGACAGCCGTGAGGTTCCCGCGCCCGTCCGCGAGTTGGACGCTCCGGTATCCGTGGGGCTTGACGACGCTGAGCTTTAGCATCCGCCCCTTCCGCAGGGTGCGGGTGCCGAACCGGTTGCCGCAGTATGCGTCGAGGCTGCGGACGCGGCCGTGAGAGCTGACCTCGTAGCGGTCTTCGTAGCCGGGGACCGGTCGCCACTCCTCGGGGGTGGTCACAGCAACTCCCGATGGAGCTTGGTGAGACTGATCTCGCCGTCGACGTAGGCCCAGAAGGCGGTTGTGCAACCTTCCTCACCTGCGACGAAGCGGGAGTTGAGCAGTACGTCGATCGCCGTGTTCCAGCGCTCCTCGCTGGCGCGCCGGTCGTGCGCACTCCGGCGAACATCACACGCTCGGTCGTTTCGACACTCCCACGTGTCGTTGTCTCCGCCAGCCGGGAAGTAGCTGCGCTTGCTTGTGCCGATCCGGTGACAAATGCGGCATTCATAGAACTTCAACGGGTTCATGCCTTGCACTGTACCTCACTCTAGATACTTGTCCAAGAGGAGGTGCGGCGTATGTCCGCTGAGCTGTCCCGCCTGTTCCAGCCCCCCACCGTCGGTGTTGGCCTGCCGTTGCTGATGCAGGGCACCTGTACCGCCTGGGATCCGGCCACCTCCCGTTCGACGGTGGTGGTGGGTGGGGTGGCGACCTACACGAACGCCCCCATCTTGAACGGTGCTTTGGCGACGATGGGTGTCGGCGCTGTTCTGGTGATTTTTTCGACTGCCGGGCCGATCATTTTGGGCCGTCTCACCATCCCTGTCTGACCTGAGGAGTTTCGAAATTGGCTGACACGGGTGGGCTGTTCAGTCTGCGCTACCAAACTTTGGCGGACGCCCCGGACGGCGCCGGTTTGGGTGAGCATTTGGCGACGGACACGGCGGGTTGGTTGTCGCGGAAGTATCCGGTGGCCAACGCCGCGGCTCGGGTCGCGTTGTCTGGGCTGGGTACCGGGTTTCAGGTTATCCAGGCCGATGATGACTCGGAGTGGACGTGGAACGGGTCGGCGTGGCAGGCCGTGTCCGCCGGCACTGGGGGTGGTGGGGGCGGCGGCGGCGGGTCGGGCCTGTTCATCGAGGGCCAGTACCGGGCGGCCGGGAATCAGTCGATCCCGAACGGCACGGACACGGTGGTCGGGTTCGGCACCACCGAAACGGCGTCGGCGGCGGTCACGAGGGCCACGTCAGGAACGGGCCACAAGTTCACTTTGGCCAACACCGCCACGTACGCGATCACGGCGGTGGTCCGGTTCGCTGCCGGTACGGCGGGGTCGCGGTTCATCGAGTTGCGGGACGCGGCGCAAACCACCGGCTATGTCGCGTCTGGTGGGCAGGGTGGGCCTGCGGCGGCGACCCGCACGTTCTCGCTGACGAAGGGGTTCACGGCGGGCACCGAGCTCGTGGTGATTGCGGCCCAGTCGTCTGGGGGGGCGCTGTCCACGGACTATCAGGGCACCTCGCCGACCGTGTACCGGGTGCGTTTGACTATCGTGCAGTTGGGCTGATGTTTACGCAGGTCACGGTCACCCGCGACTACGACTTCGCCGACGGCGCCGACCCGTCTGGCACGGTGTCGTTCACGTTGTCGGAGTGGCTGGTGAACGGGGTGACCGTGCCCGCTGCGGCGGTGACGACTGCGTTGGATGTGGATGGCCGGATCAGTGTGGTGTTGTTCGCGAACACCGACCCGGCCACCGACCCGGCCGGCAGCTACTACGTGGTGCGGGAAGACATCGCCGGTCAGCCTCGCCGCACCTACCGGATGATCGTCCCGCACGATGTGGGATCGCCCCTGGACCTGTCCGCCCTGGCCGGAGCCTACCCATCGGTTCTTACCGTTACGGGCGGCTACGGCGGCGGCGGCTACGGCACCACCGGATACGGAGACTGACCCTTGCCTGTCACTGAGCCCTCTCTCGGCGCCACCGGCTGGAACACGTGGGGCCACGACGTCACCACCATCGTCAACACTGTGGAGACGGCGGATGCGCGGCTGGACGCGCTCGAGGCCGGCGCGGTCGGTGCGGTCACGTCGGTGACGGCGGCGAACGCCACAGTCACCGTTGGGGGTACCGGTACTGCGCCCACGGTAGCGGTGGGCACGATCGCCGAATCGCAGGTCACTAACCTGGTCACCGACCTGGCCGCGAAGTTGGTGAAAGCCTCCAATCTGTCCGACTTGGCCAATACGGCGACGGCGCGCACCAACCTCGGGTTGGCCCCGATCGCGGCGTCGGGGTCGGCGACGAACCTATCCACCGGGACGGTGCCGACCGCCCGGTTGGGGTCGGGGGTCGCGTCCAGCACCACGTTCCTGCGGGGTGACCAAACGTGGGCCACCCCGCCCAGCGGCGGCGGCACCGGATGGTCGGTGTTCGTCAACGACGTGGGCGGGTTGGGTGACGGCACCACAGACGAGACGACCACCCTGCAGGGCATCATCAACGCCAACGCCGGGAAGGTTCTGTCGTTTAACCCGACCGGGGTGTATCTGGTGCAGCAACTGCTGCTGCCCTCCAACACTCATCTCGAACTGAACGGTTGCACGATCCGGCGGATCATCAACACCACCGGCGCCACGAACGGTGCCACGATCCGCAACACCAACCAGGGCCCGACCAGCACCGACGTCAACATCACCGTGCGGGGCGGCACCATCGATGCCCGCAACGACTCGTCGGGGCGTCCCTGGAGCCTGAACGGGGTCACCGGGCTGCGGGTGCAGGACATGACGATCGCCCGGGGGGCGGCGATCTTCGCGGACTGGATGTTCCACTTCGAGAACTGCACCACTGTCAGGGTGGACAACTGTCGGGTGACCGGTGGCACCGAGGTCGGTGAGGACGGCTGCCACATCAAGTCGACCACCGACATGGTGGTGACCAACTGCATCTTCGAGGCCGGGGATGACGCCCTGGTGTTGGTGCACGAGTTCGACCAGGTCCGCCCGATCAAGGACATCACGATCTCGAACTGTGTGCTGGCCTCCCAGAGCGCGAACGCGCTGAAGATCGCCGTGCATGCCGACGAAACCATGGCGATCGAGAACGTGACGATCTCCAACATCGCGATCCGGCCGCCCGCCACGACTCCGGCCGGGAACTGCGTCACCATCGAGGACATCACCGACACCGGGCTGCTGCGTCGGGTCTCCGTGTCGGATGTGGTGATCGACGCGACCGGGTATCCGGGAAACGCGGTCACCATCCTGAACGTGGTCGACTCCGAGTTCTCCAACTGGCGCATCTACGGGGCGTCGGATCGGTCGATCATCGTGACCAAGGGTCAGCGGCTCAAGTTCACCGACATCGTCTGTGACACCCCGAACGGGGCCACCGGCAACCCACATTGGTACCTCACCGGCGGATGTGTCGACATCCAGCACATCGGCTGCGTCGTCAAGGCCGCCTCCATCCAGGGCTGGGTCATAGACACCACCGGCACCCGCGACATCAGCTTTGTCGGCTGCCAGGCCCTCACCAACACCCAACAGGCGTGGAACATCACCTACGCCGCACGCGTGTCACTGGTCGGCTGCACCGTCCGCGGCGGCTCCGCCCCGATCATCTGCGACGCCACCCACCCGCCCACCGACCTCAAAGTGGTGGGCTGCAACTTCTCCGGCTACTCGGGTGGTGCGGTCATCACGAACCCGCCCACCACGTTCGAGTACGTCGGCAACACCGACGACCAGGCCCGCGGCAACCAACTGTCGAACACCAAGCTCGGGTTTTTCGGCACCACCCCGGCGGCGAAACCCACCGTCACCGGCGCGAAGGGCGGCAACGCGGCATTGACATCGCTGTGCACCCAACTGGCGGCGCTGGGTTTGATCACCGACACCACCAGCTGACCCCGGCCTTTTGTCCACGCTTCCGTTCCTGAACTGAGAGGGAGTCGTGGCCTTCACCACTGTGACCGTCACCCGCGACTACGACCTGGCCGACGGCACCGACCCCACCGGCTCCGTCACGTTCACCCCCACCACCCCGATGGTGAATGGGGCGACGGTGGTCGCGGCCCCGGTGGCTGCCCGCCTCGACGTGGACGGGCAGCTGTCGATCCAACTGGCCGCGAACACCGACCCGGCGACC